ATCATCTACTCTATCACTTAATTTAATTCGATTAACTGGTACATTTAAAATAGTTAATGTTTTACCTGTTTGGTTTGTTGTACCTGCTAATGAACCTGGTAATTCGTTACCATTAGTAATCTCTACATTAGCTACAGATAATGGAATTGTATCTATTTGATTTGTAACATTATTCAATACTGTAAGAACTGAGTCTGTACCACTAGGATCATTAAAGAATTTATTATTCTCATTCTTAGGGTCTGCTACTCTGACACGAATAGAACCATTAGTAACTCTATCTGTAAACGTTTCATTCTCTGTGAATATGAATTCGTCCATATTCATAAATGTATAATAAGCTTCTAGGAATTTCTTTAACTTATCATTATCATTAACAATATTCTCTGGTAATATTTGGTCTAGACGAATGTCTTCCTTAGTACCTTCAAGCGTAGAAGTATTATTTTCTAAAACGCCTGGAGAATATGTCTTTTTATATGGCATTATTTAATTCTCGATGTTGTTGTATAATCAATAGAACCTGATGCGCCACCAACTGCAATCGTATCAATCTGAGGACTTATTATAACTTTATCATTTACAACTGATAATAACTGATTTCTTTTTGGTGCAATATCTAAACTATTAGGTACTACTGTAAGTGTAACTACTGTATCTGTATCGGGTGTAAAGTTATTTAAAGTTAATGTTCCTTTCTCTGGATCCATTTCACCAGCTTGTGGTATTACAACAACAGTATCGCCTTCTACTAATTTGTATACAAATAGTTGTCTTTTATTACTACCACTAATTGGCTTATCTCCAAAGTAATGATCGATATTATTAATCTGCATTGCTGTAGATGTTAAAATCATTTTAGTAGATTCACCAGATAAATAAAATGGTGCAGCATATGTTACAACAAATGAATTTGTATTCGTAGCTGATGCTGTAATTGTTTGATACATTCTTGGTCGTAATGTTGAGTTAATAATCGACGGGTCTGCATTATCAATTGCTTTTGTTAATTGTGAGTATCTAAATACACCATCGAATTTATTAAGGTTATCAAAATTATAATCTGTAATAGTATCTCTCACAACTGATTGTAAATCAACTGAAGTCCTATCTGTAAGGTTAGGATTATATTTAAAGAACACATCTAATTCTAAATACGTAAACTCAGGATCAACTATTTCAGGTGTAATAGAAACAATGTTCTTACCTTTTAAAATACTTGACTTAATAGTTGCCTTTTCGGATTCAGTTAATGATGTAGCAAGTAATGGTTTAATTGATACATATACTTTACCATAGTCTGGTGGATCATTGTCTTCACCACCCCATGTAGATATACTATCCACATTAGAAAAGTTCTTTTTAATAATAGAAGCATAGTCCTCTGCGGTCACAGCTCTGTTCTGAGTAATAAATGTTAGCGGAGCGTTGAATCGAATACTTTCTGTTGTTTCTTTTTCAACTCCACCTACTGAAGCAGTTACAGTGGTTGGTGTATCTGCAGAGAATCCTGATATTGAATCTATCATAGAGAATGTTGTTGCACCATTGCTCTCACCACCACTTGTAATCACATAGTCAATTGTTACAACTTCGTTATTAGTTGGCTTACGTCCAGTTACACCATCACCAAAGTATATCTCATAGAACCCTGATGGATTCTCTTGTAAATAGAATACTTTTGATTCGGAATCTACTTTATCTAAAGATTCAAATTGAGTATAGATATCAAAACTATTACTGTTCTCATTTGTTTGTACTCTGACTCTCAATGTAGATGTATCTGCATTCACATCAGATAATTGGAACTTCTGATTCTCAATATCGTTATCTACTCTATATTTGAGTTCTCTTAACTCACCTTCTACTAAAGTAACATTATTAAAAATATAGTTACGTCCTGTATCATTTACAGTATTATTATTGAGTACAAGATATTTGTATTCTTCACCATCAGGTAATACTGTACGAAGTTTAGTACCACGAGCTAATGTTAATGGATTATCAAAGTTATGGCTATCATGACCAGAGCCTGTTAAGTCTACTGTTATATTGACAACAGCACGAGGGGATAACTCTGAACGAGGTATATACCCTAAGAGTTTCGCACGGGTAACAACATTACCACGTATCTGCGCAGAATCCAAAAAGGATTCATTCAAACTATAATGAGCATTGAGCGCATTGTAGTGAGTATTATATGCTAAGACATCTAATAATATATTCAGACCACTACCTTCAAAGTCATAACTACTAAATTCGTTTTGACGTTTGAGGAAGTTCTTTAAATTATTTTTGATATCATCGAAATCTAATTCTGTTACTTTTAAATTGGTTGCCATAGTTCTTCTCTACCTTAATCTTCTTAATACGATATTGACTGTTTCTTCTTGATCATTCTCTTTTATACGAAAGTTTACACTTACCTTATATGCATTATCGTCTGCATTATCTATTATAACTACTCCTAATAAATCTACACGAGGCTCATATCTACGAATCACTCGCGCTATATTATCACGCATTGAGATCTTTGTAAAGGGATCAGCAGGCTCAAACAATAACGAACGAAGGTTAGCACCTTTCGTTACTGCAAACGGCCTTTCGTAAAAATTAGACACGAGTAAATTTTTCAGAGCATTACCTATCGCTACATCATCACGTAATGGAACAATATCTTTACGGATTGGATGAATGGTCAACGACAAGTCTAAATCAGTCCACGAACGTTTTCGCGAATCGAGTTTAGATTTTCTATAATTATCGTTTACTTGTTTATCAGATAGGTTTGCCATATAGTTATTTATAATGTTTATACTCGAGTTTTAATCTAATATAAAAATTGTATCTCCTTCGTTTGTTCCAGCAGATATAGTAATTGTGTTATCGCTATAAAGCACTTCAGAACTCAAAATTACTCCAGGGATTTTTTTTGTACCATTTATGAATACAAAGCGTGGCTTAGAATTTAAACCGCTATTGCCATGGATATCTACTCCAGTAAACTCTGTTTGCCCCTGTGTTGCGATATACTTTAACGAACCACTACGGTCTACAGATATATTCGATATGGTTGGTAAAGACGCAACGGACGAATTAGTCAGCGGCGCTATTTCTAAAACAGACTCCAGCGTAATCGATTTTGGCATTCCGATCAGTGATAGAAAGTCGCAGAAGTCGAATACGATAAACTCTAATATCTTGCCAAGGCCAATCGCATCCAGAAACTTCGCTATGGATTCCATATATACTTTATATAGATACGTTGGATATTCCTGAATAAAGTCTTGTAACTTCTCTAATAAACGATTCATATCACGTTCTGCGATATCGATACTCGTATCGAACTCACCGCCTAAGGCATCTATTAGAGAGAAAGGGCCTATGGCTATATTAGACAGAGCGTCGAGTTTGTCTTGTACACTCTTTGTTTGATCTGCAAGAATACTTTGAACGAGAGAGGTAGGATCCGTAAAATCGAAACCAGCGAACGAGGGAAGGCCTAGAGTATCCCATATTTCGTCAAAGACATCTATTGCTCCAGAGATACCATTCATTATTAATCCTAATATACCACCATTGAGTTGACTCATTATATACGAAAAGGCTACATCACATTGTAATTCTTTACTATCTAATCCATATCGACCATCATATGTTTTATATTGGTCTGGTACCAAAGCGTATATGGTGTCAATATTTTCGCAGGTAATTTTTTTTATAGATTTTATATACGAAGGATCGCTCCATATTTTTAATATGTCTATTCGTAATCCCCCTATAACAGGTATTTCAAAATCAATTGGAACAACCTTATTCACTATCTCTAATATACGAACACCAACATAGTTATGGTATTCTTGTACCATCGCAGTTATTCGCTTCTCCCATTCAATCTCTGGTATATCTAATTCGTTATATAATGGACGAGGAACCGATACAGGAAAGTTACCAAGGAGTTTATCGATATCATCTAGCGCCTCTTTTACTTCATCGTATGGAGAGTTAGCAAGTTGTATAAAGATGTTCGTTAATTCTGCCTTGGTTGGAAGTATGACAGATGAGCACGGTATATTAATAGTGGCCATAGATATCAGAAGCTTGAACTAATATTTAAACGCATATTAAAGTACATCGCCGTATTCCTTAGATCCATTGAGAGATAGCTTTTTAGTAGGGGCTGAACGTACCTCTATATCGCCAGTAGAATGCATCTTAATATAAGACCCTGAGGGATGTTTTATTTCAAGAGATTCTTTATTATCTGTATCTACTATATGGAGTGTTAGACCTCCTTTCGTAGTGTATATCTTATTGTCTACATCTGCACCCTTTGGTATATCCTCTACACCTTTTGTCTTTGTTGCAATAGACCCCATCACAACTGCATCCTGACAAGCAGGGGCGTCTCTAAAGAAGCCAACCACATAACTACCAATTACTAACTGATGGTTACCACCTATTCCCTTAAAGGATGCGAGAGTGTTTGGCATCATTACTGTAGACCATGGTAGATATTCGTTCGATACATCTTTGTTGTAGTATGAGAATGGTAGCACCTTGACCCTATTGAGTCCCTCTGGATCATTTATTTCTCGCACTTCCCCTATAAACCAACTAAAATTTTGTCCCTTCATCTTGCTTCTCTCTCTATTACTACACTCTTTTCGTCTGTATTCTCAATAAACGAATCCTTTTTAATAGTCATTTCTGTCTGGTATTCCTTTTCAAATCGATGTACTATATCTGTTATTATATATTTACCAGTAAAATAACCATCAAAGATGTCTGATCGATCGTGTCTTCCTGTCGGTGGTATGATCAAAAGTATTATATTACCAACAGATACATCAATGTTTCCATATGTTATAATACGAGCCTTATGAGTATTCAGATCATGTTTGTACGATTCTTTAGTAGCGATAGCATTATTATTAACATGTATATTATTTGCACCATTAAAGGCTCCACTATTACTACTTGTATAATATCGTCTTGAGTGTGGTTCTTCTTTAAAGTCGAATATTACTTTATTATTTGAAACAGATTCATGGTTATTGAGAAGGCGTTTCTCAAAGCCCCTACGTTGGGTTAATGTTGGTTCTTTGTTGTATATATCTAGATCAAATATTTCAGAGGAATAGACACCATTAGAGGAGGCCGCCAACTTAGATACATCCAGATTAGATGAAAACTTTAATACTTTCTTCTGTTGTTCTAGATAGTTCTCATCTGTACCAATCGGATGTTTATAGAATGGAGCAGTAGTATATTCCCCTATTGGTTCCTTTTGTATTAGATCCGTATGAGAATGTAAGTGTTTAATACCCTTTAGATCCTCATAGAAATACAGATAATCAGATGCAGAATCCATTTGGAACCTGATAGCATCTATTGGTTTGAGCGATGGATATACACCTTTGACTGTACCAGAGCCTGTATCGATATCTAATAGATCATTTGGTATACTCAATTTACCGCTGCATATAGCCTTTATATTACCACCAACGTCTTTGTTAAACTCATCATCGCATATATTGAATTGGTTCTTATATACATGTTTGGACACACATATGAAGGAGTATGCATCCAGACCCGGTTTTGGGCGTGCGAAGTTGGTGATGCTCGATATGAAGAGTTCTATGTCAAATTTTTTGAGAGTGTTATTATCTCGCCCCTTTTGTATTACCCCTAAAAAAATTTTCTCATTCCCTAATAGTTTTACACTGTCTAATAGAGATATACCATCTGCGATACGTATTTCTACCCCTATACCTGCACTATATATCGATTCGTTTATAATAATTTTTTCGATTATACCTTTTATATTAATAGAGTTTGTATCGTTTTGATTTGTAAAGAGTTCTGCAACGAGTATTTCATATGAACCAGAGAAACTACTACTATCGATTTGTGATATGTTATTATTCATTGATTAGATTCTCGTATTTTCGTACGAATTCTTGTATATATTGTGGAGAAATATATCGTATAAAAGATCGCTCATCGTTCAAATCATTCTCATGTTGTCTATTCGTAATAAATTTTATATTGACTTCATCTACTGTACTCGCTCTTCCTGCAGAAGTGTCTTGAAACGCGTTGCTATATGATACTGCTCGCTTTTCTGCATCGTTTTGATGATAATATTGATATGGTGCATCAATATAATTATAAATTTTGAATGTATCGACACTATCGTCAGATAATAGTCCTTTGATTTCTTCTACCTGATTCGCATCTCCTATAAAATTTCCGTTTACATTCTGTAGTACTACCTGATGCATGTCTACATTTTTCTGTACAAGTGTGCCGGTAGCATTAGAAGCTTGACCTTGTACGACTTCCCCTATGGTAAATCGTCCGCCTAAACTATTGTTTGATGATATTACGATACCATCTGTATTAGCTGTTACTGATGGTCTACCAGGTATAATGGCTACACCTTCGTATTTTTTATCAAGGTATTCAGAAAAATCGATTTGACTCATTGGCCATTCACGATATCCGTCATGTAATCTTTCGTTTACGACAAAGAGTGTCCAATAATAGTTTGGTGTACCATAAATTTTTTGCGATACGATATCTGGTCGCTCTCCATCTTGTATCTCATAGAATCGATATCCTAAACTTTCATCAATAAAGTTATCTAATGGCTTGACATGACGAAAAATATCTGTCATGCTCTGTAATATACCATTTCGATCGAAGTCGTATTGTACTTTAGGAAACTGTTTAAAAAAATTACTCATGCGTTTGTTACTCCTGTACCTGTTGTTCTACCTTGTTCTTTGAGTTTGTCCAATGTCTCTTGTTGTTCTACTGATAATTCTGTAGTACCTCTTTCGTTTTCTGCTCCAGATATTTCTACTCCATTCTCTTCCATGAGTATATTGAGTTTTTCTCTTGTTAATTGTTCTGATTCTCTGAATGAAAGCTGACAATCAACTTCTACAGGAGCTCCATCAGGGTGAAAAGATGCATGAGATGGATTATATGTTGTTTGTAATCCAGTACAATATGCTGGCATGTATATTGGCATAAATGGATTTGGTAGAGATGATCCTGGTGAATAAAATTTTATTTCAAATGTTGCAGGATATTGTAATGAAAAGGTACCAATCTGCTCTGGATACATAAACTCACGTATACGATTAATAATTTTTGCAACTACTTTAGATTCATCATTACTATTTGTAATAAATTTTAGATTAATATCAAACTGTCGTATCTCTGTACTTTCAAATGTTGTTACTGCTGAAGGATTCAGTGCAATTCCAGCCTTTGCAACTCCTGCACTATAGCCTCCTGATATATCCATACCAATATATGCTGATGCTTGAGAAGTAAATTCTCCTGCTGCAGCCATAATATCTTCTTGAGTAAGTGATACACCTTGTTGCGATAATGCTTCTATACCTGAACCAATAAGTCCTCTCTCAAGATTATTATAAGATACACCATCATTATTGAATATACCAATAGGAATGTATGTATAGATATCTGTAACGAATCCTTCATCACTCGCACCTTGTCTCTCATTAATTTTTATATTCATAAATGGATATTTTGATGCATTGATTTCGGGAGGATACTTTAGTACCTCATTACCCATTATATTCTTTAAATTGTTTATTGTTCTTGCCATAATTGTACCTTATAAATAGATATAGATTATTAATTATATAGATTATTTATATGAGTTACAAAGGTAAATACACAATAAAAAAGCCAGAAAAATATGCTGGCGATTCATCAAAAGTAGTATACAGGTCGCTTTGGGAACGTAATGCATTCAGATGGTGTGAGAGCAATCCATCTGTTAAGCTATGGAATTCTGAAGAAGTTGTTATACCCTATAAGTATACTGTAGACCAAAGATTACATAGGTATTATGTAGACTTATTGATTGAAATGGATAATAAGAAAATCTATCTTATTGAAATCAAACCAAAGAAAGAAACAGTACCACCTACAAAAAAGTCTAGAAGGTCTAAGAAGTATATAAAGGAATCACTTACATTCATCAAGAACCAAGATAAGTGGAAAGCT